CCATTCATTGATTCCAATATAGTTGCAACGTTTGGAGATACTACTACGAAGTTAGCACCACCTCTCATTGTTAACTGATGGATTTTGTTAGATACCTTTTGTAATTTGATACCCAAAGTTTGATACCAAGTGTTCTTTGTGTAAGCACCTGCTGCTACTGCTGTAGAATCAGCTGCGAAACCTGTACCAGTCCAGTCATATCCTACTCTTGCAGACCAATATTCAGTTGAGAATGCGTTTTGCTGCAACATCTCAAGGATTTCTAAATCAATCTCTAAAGAGATGTATTCAGATAACATTTGAGTTAATTCAGCTTCAGCATCTACTGAATGGTATGCATTCAAGTCTTGTGCTAATTCTGGAGTCCAAATTGCTTTCAACTTACGAGTTTTAGCAACGATTGGTTCAGATTTCAATTCAAGTTCAACTTCTGGAATTGGAAGGTCAGAACCTTTATCTTCGAAGTCACCTCTATTGTAATCAACTGGTTGCTTAAAGTATGCTAATTCAGCACCTACTGTTGAAGAACCTGACCAAGAAGCGTTTGTAATTTCTGCTACAAACACTACGTTTGAACCATTCTTCACAGTATATTGTGGATAAAGAACGTAGCCAGAACCTGATTGTTGTAAATCAAATGCTCTAACACCATTCCAATCTGCATCAGATGGTAATGCTACAGTTGCTTTTCTTAACTTACCTGCTGCGAAAGATGCAGATACAGTTGCGTTTGATAAATCGAATGAAATATCTGCTAAAGATGCCGATGCTACTGATGCAGCAACAACAGATTTAGTATCATTGATAGTGTATCCGAATCTACCTGCGCCAAATAAGCCACCTTCAGCAGCTTGAGTAGAACCTAACTTATTAGTGTTAGCATCTAAACTATCTTTACCGAAAGTACCTAAAGCACCGAACATAGAAGAACCAGAAGCTGGTCTGTTGATATCCTTACCTGCTGTTGAACCATATTTGAAGTCCATGTAGAAGATAAGACCTGATGGTAAGTTCATTGGTTGAACTGAAACGAATTCTTTAGCTGCGATGCTACCGAAAATACGTCTTACCAATGGAAGAGCTACACCCGCCCATTCTTCAGAACCGCCAGTTGTACCTGTTCTAGTTGCCTCATCAAGTAATTGTTTAGCTTGGTTTTCAAGCATTACTGCCATACCATGCTTTGAAGATTCTGAACCTACTCCTTCAAGTAAGCCAGTCTTCTCCCACTTTGCTTTCAAACCTCTGGTTTGCTCAAGCATTAATGACTGTGGGTTTTTGCCTGTCATAATTTGTTTTAAGTCCATTTTACTTAATTTAATTATTTTTTGTTAAAAATTTATTTAATAATACCTGCTAATTTCTTAAATCTGTCAGAAAAATCAGCTGATTCTGCAATTACTTGCTTAGCTGCTGCTGGCTTTGTAGATTTAACTGCTTTGCTAGCGATTCCTTCAGAGATTGATTTTTTAGTAGATTTGTTAGATGTAGTGTATTTGAAATTCTCTGCTAATGTAGAGTATACCAATTTAACTTCTCTAACTGATTTTGTTCTATCCAAAGTTTCGATAACTTTAACTTTCTGTTCGTTAGTCATGTTATGAGCTCTGAATAATTTGTTTGCGAACAACAACTTAGCGTTCAATAAGTTCACTTCGTTGATTGTTTTTTGAAGAGATTTGATAGTTTTGTAAGCTTCGTTCAATTCAGCTTTAATAGCCTCATCTTTCTTTTCTTCATCATCACCTTTCATATCTGCTTCCATTTCACGTAAGATTTCTTCCAAGTCGATAACTTCGTTTTTCTCTTCGTCATCTTTCTTTTCTTCTTCCGCTTCGTTAGTTACAACTAATTTAGGGTCTTCACCTTTATCTGTTCCAGCTTCAGAACCATCAGCTAAATTTTCGTTTTTAGCTTCTTCTTCTTCACCTTCTTCTGCTTCGTACATACCTTCTTCAGGCTGTTCTTCAGATTCATCACCTAATTGTGCTTCTAACTCTCTGATGATTGCTTCCAAGTCCATGTCATCTTCTTCGGTTTCTTCTTCTTCCGAACCAGTTACATCGTACTCTTCGCCATCACCTTCTTCTGATGCGAATGGGTTTTCTTCTTCTTCATCACCCATCATTGCATCTGCTTCCATTGCTGGAGCTTCTTCTTCATCATCAGTTCCCATTTCTAATTCTGCTAATCTAGCTTTTAATTGTGCGATTTCGTCTTGCTTTGCTTTTTCGTCATCGCCCATTTCCATACCTTCTTCTTCGTTGATGTCTGCTACTTTTTTGAAATCTGCAACCTGAGCTCCTGGCTCACCTGATGCAGTTTTTGTAGAACCAGCTTCGAATTCGGTGTGTGCGTCTAATTTAGGATTAGAAGTTGAAGAACCAATGCCTGTAGAAGTTAATTCTTCGTCAACTTTTTCTGCATCTTTCTCTTCTGCTTCAGCTTCTGCTCTTAACTTTTGAGATAAGATAGATTGAAGTCTTGGAGTAAATGCTTCTTCAAGCGCGAGTTTTGCGTTAGCTAATGCAGTTTCTTTTACAGCTTTAGCATCGGCAATTGCTTCTTTCAATAATTTTGAATTTGCCATTGTTTTTCTCCTTAAATTTGTTTGTGAAGTTATTCGGGAAGGAAACTCCAATAGATAATTGTCGGTTGTTCGGTCACACCTTATAAGAGAAGGGTATTCATTAACCAACTGTGTCGTAATAATAAATCCCATATAGAATGGGATATTTGATAATAAATATAGTATTTTTTTAGAAAACTAAAGAATTAATATAAAAATTTATTTTTTCGTTTAGCTTCTTCCATCTTTAAACGATTTTTAACTGATGGCTTTGTGAAGGTTTGTCTATCTCTCAATTGTTCAATTTGTTTTGAACTTTGAACTTTTTTCTTATAATCTTTGAGTGCGGCTTCTATATTTCCACCCTTAACATTGATAATCAACATAACTTATTGTAAATTAACTAACTTATATTTTGTTTGATATAATAAGGTTACAATATTATCTATATCATTTTGTAACCAACTCATTTGTAATTTCTTATCTTCTCTTAATTTTGCAACGGCTTGGATTAACTTATCAAAATACGCAATTATATTTTTAATATCATTGTTTGTATCTAAACCACTAACTGGTTGTAGTTTTATTAAACCATATTGTCCTTGATATGCTTCAACTAATCCATCTACAATTCCACCAATAGTATCATAGTAATGTTGTAAAGCTTGATGTGCTGATAGTGCGCCGATACCCTTAACACCTACATGAAATGAATGTGCCTGTGTTCTACTATGTAATAAAAGTGATGCTAATTGTTCCATATTACTTTATACCCAATCTTTGATGCATTTGTTCTTCGGTAATCTCAGCAATTTCGAAGTATCTACCCAAAACGTGTCCCATATCTTCATATAAAGCTTCCAATCTTTGTTCTTGTGCCTTTGCTTCTACAGCTTCTTTCTCAAACTTCTCTTGTAAAGATTTTAATTCTTTCATATTTCTTTTGATGGTAACTCTATCAAACCAATCTCCACCTTCTCTCAAAGTGTATTCTTGTGCTGCATCTGCGATTGCTCCAAGTGTTTCTGCTACCTGTCTGATATCTGATTTTCTACTCATATTTTCTCTATGTTGGCCATAGGTAGAAATAATTTCTAAAAAGTGTTTTTTTATTTCAGAAGGTAATTGCTGAAACTCCTCTGTTTCTTTTAATATATCTCTTAATTTAATCATAGTTATCTCTTTACAATTTTATTTCTTTTTAATCTTTGAACCGCCTGTTGTAAATCCGATGGTGTCATTCCCAACGCATCTATCAATTTTGCTATCACATATTGTTCTTTTCTTCTTGATAGATTATAAGATTTAATAACTTGCAATGCTCTATCTAAAAATCTTTCAACTTTTCCTGGCAATGCAGTATCCATATCATCCAAATCTTCTTTTTGAATTTCTCTACCTGGTATTAAATTTATTAACTTTGCCATATTAGTTTAATTCAATTATAATTTCTCTCATAAGGTCTTGTGATTTACACCACTTACCACATTCTTCAGCAATTTGTTTCCACTGCTTTGATTCATTTACAGGTGCCATAAATGCTCCGTGAGTTGATGGGTTAGATACGAAATCCCAACCTACCAATTCAAAATCTTCTTGCACCATTACAGTGCCATCATTTAATTCTTTTACAGACCCCAATCCTCTCGATGAAATACCTAAACGAATGTTATTCTTTAATAATTCTTTAAGGATATTACCTGAAGGTGTTGAAAGTATTTCTACTTTTCCCATTACATCATCACCATCCCACCAAATTTCTCTAATATTGTGAGAAACATTTTTAAGATTGATAACAGGAGAATCCGGATGGTCTAATTCACCCAATGCTCTTCTTTCTTTGATGAGTTGGTTGTATTTTTGACACTCTCTTTCTAAAATTGGTTTAGGATATCTTCTATTATTTTGATTAGGTGCACCTGCTCTTTGTAAAATACCAGAAACCAAATAAGTTCCGTTTTCTTCTTTTACAAGTTTTGCTTCAAACAAATGCGTTTCTATCAATAATCCTTTATTCATTTTACTTTATATCTTTTTTTACTTTATCAACCGCCTTATCTCCCAATTCAGCCCAAGACTTAATTAAGATTGTTTTTAGTTGGTTTTCTAATTCTGTTTGGTCAATCTCCCCTTTTGCACTATCAACCACTTTTTTAATTTGGTTTTGTACAACACCCATATTCACAATTTCGTTTGCAGTTCCCATATCAATTCCTCTTTTGGAATCTACGATTTTAGAAATATTATCAGAAACTTTTTTATCTGATAAATTATCTAAAACCTTTTTAACTGCTTCTTTGTATTCTTTTTTGCCAGAAAAATATGTTATTCCTTTTCTAGCTAATTCATACAAATAATAAAAAATAACTTTACCAATGATTATAGACCCCAATGCGGATAATAAACCAATGGCAAGGTTCTCATTTACTTTTTTTTTTCTTCGTTTTTAGCTCTTAATGCTGCTAAATCCGAACCTTCAATCTCACCATCCTTATCCACATCAATCTGCTTTTGCTTATCAGTTAGTTCTTCTGGTAATCCAGTTAATCTACCTTCCGATTTTGCTTTTGCAGCTTTATCTACTGCTTGGAAGAATTTTACTTTTTCAGCATCAGACATATCAGGAATAGATTTGCCCGTTTTATCTAACATATGTTTAAACAATTGTTGATAATCGCTTTCTTCTTTTACTACTTGCTTAATAAGCTCTTTTAATTGTTTTATATCCATTTTATTCTGATATTTGTCTGATTTTTTGGTCTAATTTGATTAATCTTTCCTTTATAGCATAAATATGTTGATTGGTTCTTTTCCAATAACTTTTATTATCTACACCACTTTCGTTTTTAATTTTACCATACCAATTAAGAAATCTTTCCATTTCTTTTAATTGCTTATTGATATTTGAAATACCTCTACCAATCTTTGCTTGTGCGGATGATTCATCTTGTTTTAATGCCAACCAACGATTTTCATTAACAACACTATATCCCGTTAAATCTGCTTGCTTTTTACCTTTCTTTTTTTCATCACCCTTTTTAGTAAATGCGTGTGGAGTACCATATCCTTGTACGTTACCGGTTACGTTCATTTCATCAATCATTCTTTCTCTTACCATTTTACGAATGATTTCTTTAATCTTTTGGATATTCTCTTCTTTTTTATTTGGTAATCCCTTATGAGAAGTAGATGCAAAATCTTTAGCATCTTTCTTTTTCATATCAGCTGCTACCTTTGCTACTTCTGGGGATGCAGGTTCTTCACCTTTTTGTGCGGCGTGAACCATTCCCATAAATCTTTGTTGTGCTTTACTTACTGCTGGCATTTTTTAATTCGTTTAATAATTCGTAGGTCATCATCATTGCTGATAAATGTTGCTCTTTAATTTTTTTAGCTGCTTTAATTTTTTTAATGTTTGCTATTGTTTCAGCTAATTTAATTTTTGTAACTTTATCGGAAACTTTAGAACCGACAGATTTTAAACTTTCTATTAATTTAGAAACTTCATTAGAAACATATTCATTTAACTTACCCGTATTATTAATATTATTGATATATTCTCTTAATAATCCTTTTTGCTCGGTTGTAAGGTTTTTATATTTGTTATTAAATGATTCTACTAATAATTTGTAAGATACTGCTCTTAAATCTTCATCTTGTTTTTTGTATTCTTCTAAAACAGCATCTTTAATTTTTTGGTCTTTATTTTGTATAGATGTGTTAATAATATTTTCTGCAATTGTAAATCTAGACGAAACGATATCAGTTGGTTCGTATTGTTCACCGGTTGTTATTACTTCAAATAATTTATAGATGGATGCTAATACTTTGTAATTAGATACAGGTGATTTTACAAATTCATCAATATCATATTTTTCTTTAATCTCTTTAATGAGGTTATACTTTTCCTTCATTAATTTTTTTTCATCCAATCTTTTTCTAGCTTCTAAAATTGTAGTTATAAATTGGTCTGCTTTGGATTCAGAATTATATTTTTCATTAATCAAATACTGATATAATTTTAATTCTTTTGATAATTCTTTCTTACCATTAAAATTTTCTTTTAAAATAGTTTCTGCTACGGATTTATTAGACGAAATTATTTCCGCCGTAATCTGTCTTACAAGCAATTCAAAGATAAAACCTGTATTTTTAAATTTCGAATGTTTAATTTTTTTCATCAATTGATATAATTAATCAGATATAAATATATTTTTCTATTGGTTTATTACTCTTTATCCAAATTCTCTGTCAAAATCTTCTTTTTTCCACCATTCATATCTTTAAATACTTCAAAATATGAATTTTTTCTTGGTTTGTATTGAACAGAACCTTCTTTTTGTTTAAGAGTTTTAATTCCCAATGGGTCTCTACCCTCTGGATGGTCATCTTTACCATACCTTACGGAATCTTTAGGTCTACCAACACCCTCTTCATCTAATTCTGCTTTTATTTTTGCAATTTCTTCTTCTACATTGGTTGGTGCTTCGGTTCCGGTCTCTTTTGCCGGGTCAACGCCTTGTGTTTCAATTGATGTTAAACGGAATTGTTGTTTTACATCTTCTAATACCTGTAGTGTCATATCATCTTGCTCATCTTTTGCCATTCCCATAATAGCCTCATACATCCAAGGTTTAGAAAACATTTTTGTTTGTTGCATTTGTTGAATTAATTGAACCTTTGAATTATATAATTCAACTTTTTCTTGCTCATATATTTTAGATGGGATTGTTAATTCTAAACTAAATGATGTTAATTTTTCATCAGTAATACCTTGTGCATATAAGTGAACGATTGCAATCTTTGTTAATTCAGAAATCATTATTCTTTGAATTCTTTCTATGGTTTTTGCAAAACGAACATCCATTCCGGCTAATGTTGCTTTACCATTGGTTTCTTCTTCATAACCTAAAAATGCTTTAGGAATTTGAAGTGCTGCTAACATTTTGCCTTTAAGATAATTAATATCATCAATCATATTGTACTCCAATCCTTTAAGAGTATCAATTGAAGTACCACTATCACTACCACGAACTGGCATATAGTAATCTTCGATAAGGTTTTGAATATTATACTTTAAGTTATATTCACCTGTTCTTTCATCTACAAAAGGAACTTTTTTAGAATTGTTGATAATTTTTTGCATGTAATTATCCACTTCATTTGGTGGAATATTACCAACATCAATTTTGAATATTCTCTTTTCAGGCGCTCTCATTACTCTATGAATTAACATCGCATCTTCCATAAGAGATAATTGCTTCCAAACTCTTCTTGCACCTTCAATCATTGACTTACCATAAGGAAGGAAGTTTGCATCACCGTTTAAACGAAAGTGTGCAATTTCATAGTTTTCATATTCTTTCTTTGCTGTTTGTCCTACTGCGTTATATGGATTCTGATATGGTGCGTATACAAACTTAACTCTTTGTGGGTTGGTTGGGTCAAATCCTTCAATTCTACTCATTTCGTATGTAGACATTGGAAGTACATTTATAATACCCAAACCTTCTGCCATTTCTAGTTGTAAATAAAAATCACCATACTTTACTAAATTACGAGTCCACATCCATAGATTATGCTCTATATTAAGAATATCGTAAAAAAGATTTTCAAGTATTTGTTTTATATTATCATCTTCGTGATGAATTTTAAGAACGTTACCAAATTCATTTCTAGCAGTACACTCATCTGAATATGTGTTAAGTGCTGCTGAAATAATTGGGTCCATATCCATTGAATCGTAATCTCTAAAAAGGTCTATACGAACTTGTTGATACGCCAATCCCTGCTCTGCTCCGCCTGCATAATTTGATACCTTTAACTTCATAAAACGGTCTACAAGATTTGTAGTCATTGATTGATACTCATCAGTATCAATAACTTTTATACCCTCTGGGGTTTTACGAATAATGGTATTAGTTGAAAATAGTTTCTGTAACCTACCGAATATTGATTTATCTGCCATCTAAATAAAATTTTTTAGAATATACGAAAATTTTTTGGGTTTACCAAATTACCACTTGCGGCAGCTCCAATATCTTGCCTTCCATCTTGGACCTGGGTTATCACAATTGTGTCTTGCTCTGAAACTTCTTCTTCTATCTGGGTTTGATTTTTTAATCTTTACACCCTTTTGGCCAAAGTTTACTTTTACTACATTACCTTCACCGTTTCTAACATACACTTTAAATTTCTTTACATCACCGGCCATTGGTTTACCTAATTGAACTTTTCTACCCTGATATTCTGCTTCATATACACATGGACATCCTGCTTCGTTCAATTCTCTTGTATATTCTCTCATAAACTTAATGAATGATTTCATATCATCTTCGTTTACTACATCATACTCTAAAATTTCTTCGTTTTTCATATCTTTAATGTTTTCTTTTACAGGTACACAATTTGGAACCATTCTACCATCTTTCATTTTTCCACCAACTGCCTTATACCCATCCCAACATTCATGCAATGCGTTTAGTTCACCTAAACTTTCATTACAAGTTCTCCAGCCACCACCTTTTGATTTATAATTTTTTGCTGCCCAACCATTTGCATATGCAGATGGATATACATCAAATTTAGATTTTGCTGCTGCTTTTGATGCTGCCCATTTTCCTGGATCAGTTGGACAATTCTTTTCTAAAAATAAATTTAGTTTTTCTTCTATATTCATAGTTTCATTTTTTTTCTTACCCTGACAGTGTGCTCTTTGGCTGAAACCTTTGGGGTTATTACAATCTATACTATTTTTATATTTTTCACTCCAATCTTCGTTTTTAGGTTTGGTAGAAACATATATTGGTGTTTTGCCTTGTCCTTTGCTATCACTACCACCTCTACCTGCTTTATTTTGTGCAGCTCTTTTTCTACGAGTTGCAGATTCTTTTTCTTTTTTACTCATTCCGGCAGCCTTTGCAGCAGGAACACATTTGGCATATCCACTTTTTTCTCCAGAAGTTCCGCATGGTGGGTGTTTACCATCTACTTTTTTGCCGATGTTGACCCACTTCTCCTTAAACCACTTATCTAAATCTTCTTTTAATATTTTTGTCAATTGTGCCATATCAACTTATAAATATAAGATTATCCCAATAACCAATGTAAATTCTCTTTTTCACCTCTTTTCAAATCCATTTCATATGGATTTTGTTTTACGTGATTTGCAGTATAAACACCTTCGTGTCTTTTTACCTGCGCAGAACCTAACATTGATTTTGTTAAATCTATACCTTCTTGTCTTAATCTCAATGCAGTATTACGAACCCATAATCCAATACCCAATGCCATTGTCAAGTCATCATTATAACCCTTCATAGCTTCTGCTCTACCACTATTCCATATAAATGTAAATAATTCATCAATAAGACGAGATGAACGAATTAGAATTTCTTTTTCATTCATATAGGTATCTAATGCAGAAATGATAAGAGGTCTGGTCTTTGTAGTTGTACTGAATCCGGCAACCATTTTCTTTTCATCTCTGTAATATCGGTTATTCATTTGTTTTTCAATATCAATGTATTTTAAATCCTGACTCATATAAAATAGATTTCCATATTGTCTATCTATACATTGTTGAATTGTTGCCCAACCCACATTTGAATTTTCTATTACTAAAAGTGCATTGTTGTATTCAGTTGCTAAAGCGGTTAAAAAGTTTCCAAAATCTTTTGTATCTAATTTACCTTTGTACTCTGCTACTTGCGAACAATCTTCTATATCAATAACCTGTGCTGTTGAATAATCCGAACCATCACCTCTTGCTACGTCGGCTACAACCATATATTGTCTGTTGTAGTTAGGATGTTCCCATACCCAAAGGTTTCCATCAAATCCTCTTTTTTCTACCGGGTCCATAATATAAGTTTCCTTATACCAAAGTAATAGTTGTGGGTCAATTACGTTATCACCGGAACCTATAAAGTCACAATCACATTCTTGCGCTGCACCTTTATGTCCTAAAATACGTGTCTGCTCATCTCTCCATTCCTGATTTCTTTCTGGGTGAACTGTCCAATCCAGTTACCCACACCATTTGGAGTTGATAATACGATTGCCGAACTACCTGTTGAAAGGGTTGATTGTGCTGATAACCAAATTTCATCTATATCTCTAATGAATGCAGCCTCATCCACAACCAATAGGGATAGGGCTTCAGAACGTCCGGCATCTGGAGAAGATGCGATTGCTTTTACTTGTGAACCATTTTTTAATTTAAGTGATAGTTTGTTATCTTCAACTGAACTATTACCACCATCTCTTAACCAAACAGGAAGTAAATCGTGCATCACTCTAACCTTTTCTACAAGGTTTTTAGCTACTGTCACCTTTGTTGCAATAACCAATGCGTTGAAGTCCTGATTGAATAACATTTTCCAAAGAATAAAGCCGGCAGAAAGAGTTGATAAACCTAACTGTCTACTTTTAAGAATAATGTTAAAACGATTATCTTTAAAATCGGTCATACATTCTTCCTGGAAAGGATAAAGGTGAAAGGGTATTTTCCCTCTCACCGGATGCTGAATTACACAATATTTTTTCATAAAGTAAACGGGGTCTAACGCACATTTACGATATTCTTCAGCAATTATCTCTTTAAGTGTTTTCTTTGGTTGCCCTTGAACACTCATTATTTTTTAAATTTAATTTTCCAATATGTTCCGAAATTGATGAACGGAGAAAGAGAACCATTAGTTCCATCAACCGTTCTATTCGTAACACCTACACCGAATTGATATAATTTATCTTTTTTGGTTTTTAACATCAATCCTGCTCCAACATGAGATACTACATCTGCTTTGTTAAATCCACCATTTAAACCATAATAAACTTGGTTTTTAGCTGGCTCTTTAACGATAAGAGTTTCTTTAATTTCTCTTTGCTTAACTTTCGCATCAAATGTTCTACCTAAAATTCTATTTTTAGTAATAGTATCAACTAATGCAATCGTACCCAATGAATCAGGAAGGAATAGAGTATCTTTATAAATTACTTTTGAAAGGTAATCTTTAAGAATAGCTGCACTATCTACATTCACCAATTCTTTAAGAACCAAAGTATCTACATCAATTACTTCATGTACAATATCTTGTCCTTTTTTTGTAACTACTTTTACTTTTTCTACTTCAACGGTATCAATTGTATGTTTTAAAACTTCATACTTTTTACCATCTATACGAATAGTTCTTCCACCAGGCATAACCCCTCCAGGATTGAACCATTGTAACAGGATGTAAATAATCAATGCTGCGATAGCAATGTTTTTCAAATTCAAATACTTTTTCATTTTTTTAGTTTTTTATTATTTCTGGATGATTTAATTCACGTAACTTATCTTCCAATAACAATTTTCTTTTTAATAATAATTCTAATGCTTCATAAGAACTATCAATATCTTTTTTAAGGTCTTCTTTTACCCTATCTATATCTATATCCCAATTCCAATTTTCAACATGTCCATTTTCATAAACCATTTGAAAATCTTTTGAAATATATTTTAAATTATCTTCTAACTCTTGTTTGTGGTCTCTTAACCAACCTATTTTATTACAAGTTATTTTGTAATCTTCGTAAAATGGATATGTTCCATCATCTTTTAATGTTTGTTCATATTTGTGATTACAATGTACACAATATCCCGCTCTAACAATTAACTTTTTATCTGCTCTAGAGTATTCCGTTGTTTCACAATTAGGATTTTTACATGTTGTAAGTTTTTTCAAATATTCTCTTACATCATCAAATTGACTAACCGATGCTCTATATCCCTCTCTTTGCTCCCACTCTTTACCATCACTATCTGTCCATCGTTCACCTACTTCACGCTTTTGTTCTGTTTCCTTCTCATAACCGAAAACTCTTTGGGTATTATCCTCTCTGCCAAATACGGTATCAATAATCTTTTTACGAGATTTGTGAATGTGTTTGTTTTTTTGGTCCCAACTTGTTCTTTTTTGCATAACTGTTTAATTTAATAAAATAATCCTAAAATTTGGTTAAGTGGTGCGAATGTGCCTGTAAGTTTGTATGTTTTTCCATTATAGAAAAATACAATACCTTCTGAAGCTACTACTCTATCTATTCCACCTAAACTATTTAGTCTTTTTAATTCTTGTCTTAATTTTTGTATTTTTGTTTTATCTCCACCACTTCTAACATCGGATGCAACTGATTTAAATTTATTTTTAATTGCTCTAATTGCTTTGTCAGGATGAACTGTTAATACACTTCCTACAAAATCCAATACATCCGCACCTACTCCTAAAAATATTTCTTCAAATGGTTTTATATTATCTTTTTGTTGCTTTGCTACATTTACTTTATCGTTTTGTATTGCCCATTCTTGTAACTTTGGGTTTGATATAGTGTTTAAACGGAAACTCTTATCACCAAACGCCCATCTTCTTACTAACGCTTCTTTTGTAAGTTTATCAACTTTTACAGGTGATTTTTTATCTATAAAATTTTCCCACCAACTTTGATGATACATTGCAACCGTATCACCATCACTTAATCCAAATTCAGATTGTAACTTTTTAAGTTTAGAAAGGTATTTTCCTTTTTTTGAACTTAAATCTTCACTTTTAGGAATTTCCGTTACCGGTGGTCCTTGAATTGTGTATTTGGATTGAACATCTGCGTTTACTTGTTTAATCATTCCTGCCAAAGTAGAAGATGCTCCTTGGTCTGCACCAACTGCTAC